GTTACTGGACGTATGACACACCAGAACCCCAACATGGCACAGGTTCCTTCGGCTAGTTCAGAGTACGGGGAAGAGTGCCGTAAGTGTTGGATCGTACCGGAAGGTTACAAGCTAGTAGGCTTTGACGCTAGCGGACTAGAACTACGGATGCTCGCTCACTACATGGGCGACGAGGAGTTTACAGATGCTCTGCTTGACGGAGACATTCACACCAGAAATCAACTTGCTGCGGGGCTTCAAACAAGACCTCAGGCAAAGACTTTCATATATGCTTTCCTGTACGGAGCCGGAGACGCTAAAATCGGAGCCATCGTTGGAGGAACTGCAGCAGATGGTCGAGTTCTTCGGCACGACTTTCTTCGAAATACACCTGCTCTTGAAGCTCTACGAGACAGAGTTGGGCAAGCGTCTAGGCGAGGTTACCTACGAGGACTCGACGGACGACGACTCTGGGTTCGATCCGAGCATAGTGCATTAAACACTTTACTGCAGGCCGCAGGCGCTATCGTAATGAAACGAGCGTTGCTTCTGTTGGACGACGCGGCCACTGAAAAGAAGCTGAACTACCGCTTTATAGGAAACATACACGATGAGATACAGTCGGAGGTGGTTACAGAACAAGCAGAGATTTACGGGCAACTCGCAGTCGACTGTCTCAAGGAGGCTGGCGTATCGTTTAACCTCAGATGTCCGCTGGACGGGGAGTTCAAAATTGGAACCACATGGGCAGACACACACTAAAATCACACTGACTGACAGCGAGCGTCAGGTAGCTGAGTTCATAGCCAAACGGAGGTTTGACAGTAACAGGGAAAAGAATATCTCCAACAACAGGAAGGGGCCACAGTCAGACTACGAAACTGACCTCGAAGGTATGGCTTCTGAACTGGCAGCAGCCAAGGCGTTGAACGTGTGGCCCGACTTGACTGAAGAGATCCAAGTGCATGACCTCACGTACAACGGAGTTACCATAGACGTCAAGGCTACCAAGTACCAGACAGGCAGGCTAATAGCTGGCCGTCAAAAGAAAAACAAAGCCTGTGATTACTACATGTTGCTGGTGGGTGAGTGTCCTACTTATGATATAAAGGGTTTCGCAAAACGTGAAGACCTGTTGAGCGAAGATACAATAACAGACTTGGGTTGGGGTAAGCTCCACGCTCTGACGCAAGACAAACTAACATCGCTGTCGGACTTTTTAAAGGAGTTTCAGAATGAGTGAGAAAATAACAGATACGAATCGTTTGGGTGACATAGCTGAGTTCTACGTAACAACGTGGTTGTGGGACGAGGGTTACGAAGTATTCCGCAACGCCGGATGCACTGGGGCTATTGACATGATCGCTTTGAGAAACGGAGTGCCTGTGTTCATCGACGTGAAATCTAAGAACACTGATACAAGGTACGGTCACTCACGTACAGAAGAACAGAAACTTTTACGTGTACAGTTAGTAGAGTTCAACGGACAAACCCGTAAGTGTCGCTGGGTGGAGCATGAAGAATGAGCATACACACACTGGTAGAGGACATCTACAAAACGGTAGCTAACAAAGAGCCAGCCGAAGGCGTGGATCTGTACGACGAGATAGACCAGTTCGGGGAAAACTGTAAGCGCCTGATGACCAACCTGTTTACTGAGAAACGGGACGGACGTACGCTGCGTATGTCTAACATCGGACGTAAAGATCGTTACCTGTGGAACTCAGTCAACAACCCTGACGTGTCAGAAGAACTGTCGCCGAACACTTACGTCAAGTTTATGTACGGTCACTTGATCGAAGAAATGTTGTTATTTTTAACAAAACTATCTGGACACGAGGTTACTGATGAACAAAAGAGGTGTGAGGTTTCGGGCATTACAGGGTCTATGGACTGTAAAATTGACGGTGTTGTCACTGATGTTAAGTCTGTGTCCACTTTTGGGTTTAAGAAATTCAAGGACGGAAGTATGGCTCTTGACGACCCGTTTGGCTACGTTGCTCAAATTAAGGGTTACGCACACTCAGAGGGAAGAGACAACCGTTTTGGTTGGTTAGCGATGGACAAGCAGAACGGACACCTGACGTACCTGCTGTACGACACAGAGGATACTCAGGCGTTTGTTCACAACACAATCTCTTACGACATCGAAGAACGTATCGAACACATCAAAGAGGTTGTGCAGCAGAAGGAACCACCCGAGCATTGTTACGAAGCTGTCGATGACGGTAAGAGTGGTAACAAAAAACTGGCAGTAGGTTGTTCGTACTGCTCTTACAAGAAAACTTGTTGGCCCGACGTTAGAGGCTTTGCCTACGCTAACGGCCCACGTTACTTAGTGGAGGTGGTCAATGAGCCGCAAGTCCCGGAAATTGAACTTAGGTAAGTACAGGTCAGGGTTTGAAAAAGATGTCGCGCAACAGTTACAACCATTTGGTTTTACGTACGAGTCGTGCCAAGTCCCGTACAGAGTTGAGCGTGTCTACACACCAGATTTTGTGTATGAAAACCAAGGGTTTACTTACTACATTGAATGTAAAGGGTACTTTAGAGCAGGGGACACCCAGAAGTACCGGTCCGTTAAAAAGTGTTTAACTGAAAACCAAGAGTTAATTTTTGTTCTGATGAACCCAAAACAAAAAGTGAGTAAAAGTACCAAAAACACAATGGCCCAGTGGTGTGACAAAAATAACATGCTGTGGTACGATCTGAGTACGCTCAAGGAATTAGTCGATTATGTCTCTGACACTAGAAGAAACTAAAGAGCGGTTGTTGCGGTTGTACGACCCCGACGATCTTCTGGAAGCTCTACAAATATCAGCCCACGAAATCTTAGACCGCTTTGAAGACAAGCTAATCAAACGTCTAGACTTCTTTTACGAAGAGTTTGAAGAGCAAGAAGAGGAATACGATGAAGATGAGTATTGACAATGCAACACCCGAGGAGTGGAACACGTCTAGCAAAACAGCGTACGGTAAACTGTACCACCCTCAAGATGTAAACAACCCCGTCACCCAGCCCGACCACTACAACCGTGGGGCCATCGAAGCTATTGAAGCAATCAAGGCTTCTATGCACCCGCAAGAGTACAAGGGCTACCTCAAAGGCAACTGCTTGAAGTACCTTTGGCGGTACGAGTACAAGAACGGACTAGAAGATCTCAAGAAAGCAAAGGTCTACTTAGAGTGGTTGATAAAGGAAGTAGGCTCGTGAAGATAGTCGAGGGCAACTTCGGGAAAAAAGAAAAAGATATTACTACTTCTGAGTTCCTCGCGGCCTTTTCGATTAAGGCGCTTGAGTACGAACAGGAAGGAAAAGAAGTTAAGGTAGCTGTCGTGATGTACAAAGACGGTGAAGTGTTTGAAATAGCCGCTAACGAACAGTACCCAGACGGTGTGTACATGCTCCTAAACATGGCAGCACACGCAATAATAAACGAGACGTTAGGAATAACAGGAGTAATAGATTAGATGGATGCGTACCAACAGTACATACACAAGTCTAGATACGCACGGTACTTGCCAGAAGAGCAGCGCCGTGAGTCGTGGGAAGAAACAGTAAAGCGTTACGTAGATTACTGGGGGGAGAAGCTGCCTGAAAAAGAACACAAGGAAGTGTTCAAGGCTGTACACGATCTAGAAGTTATGCCTTCAATGCGAGCGTTGATGACCGCTGGTGAGGCTTTGGACCGTGACAACGTAGCAGGATTTAACTGCAGTTACTTACCTATCGATCACCCCAAGGCGTTTGACGAAATGATGTACGTCTTGATGTGCGGCACAGGTGTAGGCTTCAGCGTTGAGCGGCAGTACGTGCAGAAACTACCGGAGGTAGCAGAGACATTCCATGAAACCGACACAGTTATTAATGTGGCAGATTCGAAGATCGGATGGGCGAAATCGTTTAGGGAATTGGTATCACTGTTGTATTCGGGTCAGGTTCCCCAGTGGGACACTAGCAGAGTACGACCTGCAGGTTCCGCGCTACGAGTTTTTGGAGGTAGAGCATCGGGTCCAGAGCCTTTGCTTGAACTGTTTCGATTCACAGTTGAACTCTTTCAGGGAGCGGCTGGAAGAAAACTTAGCTCAGTCGAGTGCCACGATCTTTGCTGCAAGATTGCTCAAATCGTCGTCGTTGGAGGAGTCCGAAGATCAGCCCTCATCAGTCTCAGTAACCTTACCGACGACAGACTCCGACGGTGTAAGCACGGACAGTGGTGGGTCGACAACCCCCAACGAGGACTAGCAAACAACTCTGCGTGTTACACAGAGAAGCCAGACTTTGAGGCGTTTTTAAATGAGTGGACCAGCCTGTACGAATCCCGATCTGGAGAGCGAGGTGTCTTTTCTAGAGTGGCAAGTCAAAAACAAGCTGCAAGAAACGAGCGACGAGATGCTACCTTTGATTTTGGAACTAATCCATGTAGTGAAATCATCCTCAGACCCTACCAGTTCTGCAACTTATCTGAGGTTGTTGTCCGGCAAACCGATACTCTCGCAGACCTCAAACGAAAAGTACGGATTGCGACTATCCTTGGAACTCTACAGGCTACGCTAACAGACTTCCGTTACCTGCGTAACATCTGGAAAACCAACACAGAGGCAGAAGCACTGCTGGGTGTTAGTCTTACTGGTATCATGGACCACCCGATGTTGTCAGGACGAGGAGACAAAAGTGAACTCAAGAAGTGGCTCAGAGCTATGCGAGCAGAGGCCGTTAAAACTAATGAACAGTGGGCCAGTAGGTTGGGCATTAACGTATCTACAGCCATTACTGCAGTTAAGCCTTCAGGTACTGTTAGTCAGTTGGTCGATAGTGCTAGTGGGATTCACCCTCGCTACAGCAGTCAGTACATTAGGCGAGTCCGTGCTGACTCTCGTGACCCGCTGTGTGCCGTTCTAGAGGCCGCAGGAGTCCCTGTGGAGGACGATGTGATGTCCCCCAGTACACGGGTATTCAGCTTCCCTGTCGCGTCTCCTGAAGGCGCTGTGACGGCCTCAGAGATGGGTGCTATGGAGCAGTTGGAACTCTGGGAGATATACCAAGACGATTGGTGTGAACACAAGCCGTCTATGACTTGTTACTACAGGGACGAGGAGTTCCTAGAGGTAGGACAGTGGCTGTACAACAAGTTCGACAAGGTGTCAGGTATCAGCTTCTTGCCGTACTCAGACCACACGTACCAGCAAGCGCCGTACGAGCCGGTGGACAAGAAGACGTACAACCAGATGGTGAAGGACTTCCCGAAGGAAATATCGTGGGATATAGAAGAGGCCAGCGATATGACCGAAGGGTCACAGCAACTGGCCTGCACAGGAAACAACTGTGAGTTATGACATAAAGATCATAGAGTAACCTTCAGACTTACCTACGTCCTCTGGCTTGTCTTTAGCGTCATGGGGCGTAGGTACTCCCATCTCCTGCATCTTTTTAATTTTCTCTTTTGACTTCTCGCACATAGAGTAGTAGTCAATAGATTTGTAGCTTACTGTGTGGTTATCGTCTTTCATATATTCATCCCCGCTTTTCTGAGTTTTTCGTTTCGTTCTTTGACTTTCTGTTTTTCCTCGTACTCTAGTTTACGCTCAGCGCCACCGAATAGCCAGTAGTACGCTTGCTTACCTAGTATAGGAATGTTCTTAACTGCGGTTGCTACAGCTTTTTCACCTTTAGCATCTTCCTCAGTCATTGCCATAACACCTTTGACAGACTTATCTAGCAACTCAGCAGCAGGCACAGTTACAACCTGTGATGCAATAAACGTACCTACGTTGCCTTGTTCAAAGTACCTTTCTCTAGAGTACTTACTGAACATCGCAATAGTCATAAGACTTTCGAATACGTCATCTGGGAAACTTTCCGGATCTAGTTCGCCTTTAGTCAAGATGTCTTTTGTTTGTTGTACTGTAGCGCCAGAAAGTCCCATTGCAGTAGCATAGCGCAACATATTTGCTGTGCCTTCTGCTTTTTCTTTAGCACTGCCGTGCCTTATTTTCTCAACCATATCCCTACGAATCAGGTCAAACTGTTTAAGGGTAAATGTTTTTAGCGCGTAGAAAATTCTACCGTCGGGGCTGTCGAGGTATTTTTTAGGCATTTCTGACAGGGAAATAGGCTGTACATCAGACAGTTCGTTCCACAACATTAACTTTACGTTGTCTGTCATTCTGTCGTTAGCTAGGTCGTCAATCAACGCAGATACATCATCACCGTGTGTATCTTT